AAAATTGGAATGTTGTTAAAAGAAATGTATGTAGACAAGCGCATTGATTTGGATAAGGAAAAGGAGGGGGAGAAAGCCAAAGCCAAAATGAAATCGGGGAAGAAGATTAGCTATGAAGAGTTTAAGAGACATCAAGGAGGTATGTCTTGAAAAACATAAAAAATAAATACACCACAATTTATGTTTTCTGTTCCATAATCACCGTATTTGTTATAAATATCATCTTTTTTTTCAAAAGGGACGTTATAATACACATTTTTCTTTGTTAATATCTTGAGATATTCTTCTGCTTTCTATATGAGGTAGTTCGCAATATTTAATTAGTTCTATAAGTAATTCAACTGTACCTTTATTATCCAGAAAAATTAATTTTTCAACCGGTAAACCACTTGCTTCTTCGAATTCATCTTTTGTATTATAATTAAGGGCGTACTCGCGTGACCAATTACACTGATAATTCAGACCCCAATAGTTATATTTATCATAATTTGATTTAGAAATTATACAAGCGTAGCCATAAGCGCCTTTCCGATTAATAATGACTATTTTTTTGGTATTAAAATCATCTTCAAACAACTTCAAAATTTTTTTATTATGTATTATTTCATGTTGGTCTGTGACTAGTTCACAGATTCCACTACCGCCAAACGAAAAGTCAAATCTTAGATGATTATCCTCATTCCATTCATCATATGGGAAAATAGTTTGCCCTAGTTTCGTACGAACATACTTTTCAATATCATTTTTCTTGAGTTCCTTCATAATACATTTATCACATTTCTCAACCCTTATACAAGGAATTTTTAATGAAGTTAAACTATTGTCATTTGCCATACTAATTAAGGTTTCTGCATCAATTTCAAACCAAGGTTCCGGTCTATTTTCACTATTTGTTTTATGTGTATTGCATATTTCAAATATACATACAATTTCATCATCGTCAATATACGCTACATCTGCTATTTTTGGACCATTATATTCAAACCTGTATTCTAATTTAATAACTGAACCTTCTGTCATTTCAGGAATTTCAAACTCTTCATTTATTTTACAACAACAACAACTTCTAGTACACTTTATTTGATTTTTCCTTTCCAATAAAGTTTTCAATAATAGTTTGGCATCTTTATGAATTTCTCCTTCACTAGGACTAGTATAATGATTACACGTATTGCCACTCACTACTTTATGTCTAAAATAAGGAGCCCGAATGTTCCCTTTACATAAAATCAATTCGTTGTGACATTCTGTGCACATATATCTATTTTGTTTTGTTGCTATTTTAGGATGTTCATATTCACCAGTGTCTTTATTAATTGCACCAAGTTGTTTGGTATGATTCATTGAAAATAATTATTGTAAACTTAAATTGCATATATTTCAATTTCAATTTTATCATAAAACCGGTGTTTTAAGTGTCCAAACGAATACTTAAAAATGGATTAAAGACTTCGTGACATTTGTCTCTATAATACAGAGATGAAGACGCTTGTTATCGTAGAATCTCCTTCCAAATGCAAAAAGATCGAGCAATACTTGGGGTCGGGATACAAAGTGGTTGCCTCGTTTGGACACTTTACAAAACTGGATTCACTGGATCAAATTTCATTTGATACTTTTCAAATTGCCTATAAAGTAGACAAGGGAAAAGTATTAAAAACCATCAAAGACGAAATCAAAAAATGCAAAGACGTTATCCTAGCGACGGACGACGACCGGGAAGGCGAGGCCATTGCGTGGGCACTGTGTGTGTTTTGTAAACTGGATTTGCGGAAAACCAAAAAGATGGTGTTTCAGGAAATCACGAAACCGGCCTTGTTGCGGGCCTTGGATAATCTAGGCCATGTGAATATGGACCGTGTGTACAGCCAACAAGCACGACAAATCCTGGATATATACGTGGGATACAAGGTAAGTCCCATGCTGTGGAAATACGTACAGCATACACTATCGGCAGGGCGGTGTCAAACTCCTGCCTTGCACCTCGTCTACGAAAACCAACAAGCCATTGATGCCTTGTCACAAGATACACACTTTATAGTGAAGGCAAAATTCACGGATAAAAAGGCTCCCTTTTCATGTGTAGATCCTATAGAAAAGACAGCCATTGATTCGTTTATGAACAATTTGTGCGACAAACAAGACTGGAAAGTAGAGACAAAAAAAGAGAGACAAGTGAAAGAGAAGCCACCCACCATTCTTATTACGAGCACGCTTCAGCAAAAGGCGCATTCGTATTTACGTATGAGCCCCAAACAAACCATGAAGTATGCCCAAGAATTATATGAAAATGGTCTGATTACGTACATGCGCACCGACAGTGCATGTTATTCCAAAGAGTTCATTGGATCATTGGAAAAACACATCGTATCTTCCTATGGAAATGCCTATGTGTCGCCTCATTTGAAAACACTTCTTCAGAATCGCAATCAAAAAGGAAAGGCTCAAGAAGCGCACGAGGGGATTCGGGTATGTGATCTTGGAGTTTCGAAAAGTCAAGTGAAGACTCAGGTCGCAAATACACTATATTCCTTTATTTATAAACACACGATTCAATGTGGTATGAGTGATGCAATTTATCACGAAACGACGTTTGGTATACCTTTTCAAGACACATGGTTCCGTCATATAGATAAACAATGCACCTTTCAGGGGTGGCGTATTGTAGACCCCCCAAAACCATTTGTCTCTTTTGTCTCTTATCTGACCACTTTATTTGAAAGTAAAACGCCCTTTGGGCTTCCTTATTCGGAGGCAACCGAGACCCTTGTCCATCAAAAACCACATTATCATGAAGCATCGTTGATTCAACAATTGGAATCCATGGGCATAGGACGACCTTCCACCTATGCATCCATTATACATAGCCTTATCGATAAAAAATATGTGATCAAGGGAAACATTGAAGGAAAAGAGGTAGAAACAACACACTACGTCTTTAACCGAGATGAGGGGCTAATGAAAGAAAAGGTGGCGAAAATATTAAGTCAAGAAAAACAAAAGCTCGCCATTACTGCGCTGGGGAAACAAGTATGCGACTTTTGCTACCTTCATTTTCAGGAACTCTTTCAGTATACATTCACTACACAAATGGAACAATCTTTAGATATGATTGAAAACAAAGAGGCGCTCCATGGAGACATATTATCTGGATTTATACAAAAAGTCGATCACTTGATTCAAGAGACAACCTCTAATTATACAGCCCATCCTGAGCAAATCAAAAAGGTCAAGGACCAGTCTCTTCATTGTGGGACCTATCTTGGAGAACCCTTGTATATCAAAAATGGGAAACATGGATATTATGCTTGTTTTGGAAAAAAAGAAAAGATTAGTTTAAAGGAGTTTCAAGTATTTTGTATAGAGGACTCCATTGCTCTTGGTGAATGTAGTCCATTAGAAAAAGAAGCCCTCATTGAGTTTATCAAACAACGTGATCAACTCCGCAATGAAAATATGGGAGTCGTTTTGTCTCCTTCATGCTCCATTCGCAAAAGCAAATATGGATATTATGTATATTATAAAACAAAAACAATGAAAAAACCAACCTTTTATAAATACAATGATGAAAAAGATGATCAAACAAAACAACGATTTCAGTGGATTGAAGATCAATGTAAAAAAGAAATAACTTCATATTTGATGAAAAAATATAGCATTACTATATAATGGGTGAAATAAGTGATATAGATGATTTTTGGGGTAAAATATTTAAATCAGAAAATAACACAATGACAACACAAATATTATTTGCCTTTATCTTTATTGCCTTGTTCTCGAAACTTATTTTCTCAAGTATTCAATCGTATGATGATACCGGAAGTCATGGGTCCGCATCCATCAATATTATGAGTTTTTCAATCATACTGATATCTGTGTTGTCGATTGTTTTTATGAACGCTATAAATAATGATTCGTTGAGTGGCATTTCGAGTAATCCTAAATATTCTGGATATTTGGTGGCACTGACCGTATATTTATGTTGGATGATTTCCATCAATGTAAAGCATTATACACGCATCAATTTGCAACAAGTACCATCGAATTATTACTTATATTCTAACTTAAGTATACTTGTCATCGCCGGTCAATCCCTTTTTTTCATGATTTATTCCTTCTTGAATAATAATAAAGAACCAGGTTTACTAAATAGTAACGAAGAATTGATAACACGTCTCGATTTTATCCACTATATTCTCATCTTTTTGAATTTCTTGCTTATTTTGATTCAACAAATCATATTGGATAACTTTTCAGTTGACATCATATAATATATTTTATACACGAGTCCAATTTGTTCTTCGTCTTCCCAAATCCCCGATATTTTCAAGAACATTTCTTGACTGGGTCCATTATGATGCGAATGAAATAAAATATCTTTTGTAATGAAGTCATTGTAGCAACTGTAGACGATTTTTTTTCCGACACTTTGATTCAAACTGGTTAAAATAATATGCTCCAAGGTTCGAATCTTCTGAAAAAACGGGTCTTGTTTACTCACCTTGATTTTGTAAAAATGATCTCGATGATCCACATAAGACTGTTGAAAGCGAACTAAAATTAAAATATATTTCACATGAATATTGGAATCGCTATATAATAACTTATAGTAATAGGTATACTTACTGTTTTGATTTTTAATAGGCAATTTAAATATCAAATGATGTGTATTGATGGTATCAATGTCTAATACATACTCCATATAATATGAACACTAAAGACTTTTTATATGGTATTTAAACAAACATAGTCATTATGATACATTATGGAGTCATCTATATTCCTTAGCGAATCAGATCATTATCTAGTGTATGGAAAGAATCCCATGGAAAACTATGTATATTGTTTGAAACAAATGGAGTCCATCAGTCCCAGTGCACTAAAATACAGTCGCAAGACGATGATTGAATACCAAGGTCAAGAACTCGCATTTTCCATGAGTGATGTTCATGTAGAAGTGGATTTTGCCATATTAGGCGTAAATGAGTACAGTATATTCTTTGAATTGTTTCGTCATATTTCCGAAAATCTGGTATTGAATCACAAAAATAGGCGCTTTTATATCGTGTGTCTTCACTTTGATCATATCAAAAAGGAACTTATGGATGTATTCTACAATTTTTTAGACCATATCAAAATTGCTTTTGTGTTTCTTGTGAAACATGTGTCGTATGTACATCCGTATATTTTAAAACGAACGACGATTAAAAAAACAAAATCAAATGATGTTTCCAAGTTCGAGGAACGTTTTACATCAAGAATAGATGCCATGATTCCACATATTGTTGGAAATAATGCATGGTCCTTGTTTCAATGGCGAGAAAAATTATATGAATTATTGATTGTAAATGATAATATTCATGATTGTTTTGCCTATTTGATTCAACGTCTTGTGGAAGCAGAATATTTGAATGATGAAAATGTGGATTCTTTTTTCCCTCGTTATGCGGAAATCATGGAAAAATACAACAATAATTACCGAACGATTTATCATTTAGAGCGATTTATTGTTTATGTAAGAAATCTAAAAACAACTACACAAGAATAGAAGAATGGACCTATCCCGATGTTTACAATTATTTGAAATACAATCGCTGAAGGCGACAAGTGAAGACGAATTACGGAAAAAATACCACAAGTTATGTTTGAAATATCACCCCGATAAGAATAGCGTCGACAGCAAAGATCAGTTTATTGAAATACAACAGTGTTATGAACGATTGTTAGAAGAAAAGCGGTCCATGCGAGATCACCCAAAAGAGGAAGAAACAATGACTATCTATGAAACACTTTTGTCTCTCTTTACCGTAGACAACATTGAAAAAATGATGCAATGGCTACAACAATATCAACAGCGAGAACATATTGTGTATTTACATGCCAAGTTTCAGCAATTATTAGATAAAGATGTATATGTACATGGAGATGTATACATACCGCTATGGCACCGGGTATTGTATCGCAAGGACTTGGTAGAAGATGACACGGGTACACAAGAAGTGTTCTGTATAATGATCGATGATCTTCCGAAACACATTAAGATTTTAGAAAACAATGATTTGTTGATGTATGTTTCTTGTGTTTTGTCGTTAGGAGAGAGAATCGTCATTCGGGTAAGTGAACAGAAAAACGTTTCCGTCGTGGTCACGGAGACGATTTTAGAGAATAAGTATCATATCTTTTTGAAAGAAGGTATTCCAAAGATACAACAAGGGCAAGTATATGACATATCGGAACTCTCCAATATTATTGCCTGTTTTGTTTGATTCACCACCCAAACAAATCCGACAACCATGCATCGATCATACTCGGTCTTTTCAAATACTCATCGTTGGTGGGAAACGTGGTGTAATACTTGCTATTTTCGATGCCGCTCAAATTATAATGACACGCCTCGTGTATTTTTGATAAGTTTGGAAACTTGTACTGTTGTTGATCTTCTTTTAAAATACATCGCAATAAGTAAAAAAAGGAGGATTTGTTATGGATCATCAATTGAGGGTGTATAATACAAGGACGGGGCATGACGCGGCAATACTGGGAGATGCTACATAAGTCCACCCGAGTGTTGAGAATGCACGTGGTTGTGTTGCGATGAAAAATACAATATTGGTAGCATCGCCCGAAAAAGATTTGGAGCGGGTTGACGTGATGAATTGATGGAAGTCTTATGGGAGGAAGATAGGCAAGTTCGTGTTGTATTAACTGTTTGAGGGTGGGGAAATACAAAAAAGATGCGATTAATTTCCCAATGGGTTCTGTATTGGAATACTGTTTGAAAGCGCGTTGTACACACAAGAGGTGGAAATGGATTTCACGTTGTCGTGAAACAAGTATCTTGGAAATCAAGATGTATTCTTTCACGCTTTGGGTTTTGAAATCCGTGATGGACTCTTTCCAACCCCATTTCATGTCGAACGTAAAACGCCAATATTTGCCGGGGTGGGGATGAGATTGATGGCTGTGAACGCGGTAATAATCCAATATAGATACCAGAAACCAGTCATCATTACAGGGTTTGGACGAAAATGTGGGGTGGCATCCGCGAATGAGGGATGCAGCCAAGGGGGAAACGTGGGATGCAGGCATGGGATATATGTTGGGGAGAAAAGTTTTTTGTGAACATTTATTCCTTGAATAACCTTGCTTCTTTTATTTTATTTACATCAATACGAACTCCACCTGGATTATTATTAATCTTGTTATTCTTATCTATTCTTTGGCTTGCTTCACCTGAAGTAAATATAGCGATACTATTATTTTCAATATAATTAAAAAAAAAGAATATATATTTATCATTTGTTTCTGAATTTTCAAATGATACTATATCAGGAAATCTTAACTTTGTTTTTATATAATTTTTATCTATTATGTCGCCATAATTCTCGTCTAAAATGCCACCGTTTTGCTTCCGAGTTTTCCGCGTTGATCTTCTATTCTTCTTGCCACCACCTTTCATGGTTTTTGTACTTTTGAATTGATACTTTTTCTTTTTCAATAAATGAATTACGTTCTTTAC